GGATTCATGCATCCTCATAGTCTTCTTCGTCTTCTTCGATGTCAAGGTTGTATCGAATGGCTTCATCAAGTTCGTCATCATGTCCAATTAATTCCTTAAGTTCTTCGTCTTGAACGCCGTTATCCATGGCGATATCTACAAACTTTTCCGCCACAACTGATCTGTCCTTAGCAGGCACATATGATTTCATCAAACCCCAAACATCAATTAGCATCTGTGTCTCCATCTTGTAATTTTTGTATAGCCTCTTCTTCTTGTAAGTTTATTTCTGGTGTCGCATGTTCATTCATTACGACTGGATTACTTACCTCTCTCATAACAATTTCAAGGTTTTGTTCTCCCCAGTTTTTCCTATAATCAAGAAGTTCTTGTCCTTCTGCTGTTATATATTTTAATCTGTTGCCAGACTGTGTGATAAGGCCTTTTTTCTCAAATAAGTCAAGCAGTCCAGAGTATGGATTCATGCCAGTTTCGTATGGAATTTTTACTTGAACGCCTTCGAAAGGCTTAGCAAAACGTGTTTTCATTACTTTACATGCCGAACGTATACCTCTTACGTCAGTGACTTTGTTACCTGCTTCATCCTCTTTAAGTTTTAATTTTTTCATAGCTACAACAATAGATGATGCGTATATGAATCCTTGTCCACCACTAATTTTATCATCCGGATCAAACATGTCTTGTGATGCATATGTATGATTAGTTGCTACTAGTCCTACATTGTAAGATCCAAACATGTTTACACAGTTTCGGACAAGTGCTGTCAGTGCCTTAGGTTTTCTTCCCAAATCACCCTTCATATCGCCTTTTTCAAATTGATCAACATCAGTAGGAGTCATCATCATGCCCAAAGAATCAAGCACAAACAACACTTTTGGTCTGTCTGCTGGATCTTTGTCTCCATAATCTGATTTGTATTCTTTCATAAAGTTGGAAATAGTTTTAGCAACATCGTCAATCATACTCATGCCTAACCTTAGTAGTTTGTCTTCTGCTGTGTCTACTCCAAGTGCTTGTAACCAATTTTCATCCAGTGCATTTTCTGAATCAACAAGTATTACAAATATTCCTTTTTTCTGTGCTTCTCTAATGATGTTTCCAGAACAAATGTATGATTTGCCTGATCCTGATTCGCCGGCAAACACAGTTACTTTGCCTAATGGAATGCCTTTGTTGAAATCACCTGAAATTAGATAGTTTAGTGCGTAGTTGCCTGTGGAGATCCAGTCTGTTGGATCATTAAAGCCAATACCCAAGCCATCGATGGACTTTGTAATTGACTTTCTAAATTTTGTTACATCAAACGGTTTGACCATGTTGTTTTATCCTTTTGCTTATTATATGAAACTTTTGACATTGTGTCAACGGGGGCCGAAGCCCCCAATTGATTACTTCTGTTGTCTTGCTCTGATCATTGCCAGAATGTCTTCTGCTTTGCTATTACCACCACTTGCGGGTGCTGGTTGTTCTGGAGCAGATGTTGTTTCTGGTTGTGGAGCAGGAGCAGGCTCGGGTGTCGCAGTCACAGTTGGTTGTGCTGTTTCTGTTTTTATTTCAGGAACAGGCTGTGGCTGTGCTGTTGTGCCACTACCAGTCATAGGCGCTTTAAGGCCTGCTGGTCTAAAGTACTGTGAATATTTGTCTGCGTCATAAGGCTCACCATCCACTGATGCTCTAAACATTTCTTCCATTACCTTGATTTCAACTTCGCCTGGCTTTTTAGGCAAAAAGTCACCAAGATTGTGTAGTCCATGTGTTTCAATTGCTTTGTTCTGTTCTTCTGACAGTGGAGTTGTTTTTCTTGACCATTTTGATGTGGAGTAATCAGCATAACCACCTTTTGTAGTCTTGTTGATTCGGAAGTCAACTCCTCTTGTGTAGTCAGTAGGCAGATCTTCCATTTCTGGATCCATCAGTGCAGATTTTATAATGTTAAAGATCTGAGGACCGATTATAAATCTCCTGATTGGATTTTCTGGTTGTGCATCTTCTTGTAACGGAGATGCTGTTACAAATCCTTGGAAAATATACGAACGTTTCTTCCAATATTTTCTTCCTAAGTCTTCCAATGATTTGTCTTTGAACCATTGTCTTACTTCAGCAAGTATTGGACATGCGTCACCATACATTTCCATACATGGAATCTGTACCTGTACAGGCCCTGATGTCGCATCACCTTTCACTGAGTTGAAAGGCAGTTTGATCATTGCCCTCTCGGTCCAAAAGAATGTGTTGTTTGAATCGCCATCGGGTAAAAACCTTAAAACTGCTTCTGAATTTTCAGGAATATTCCAATGAGGATATATTGCGTTGTCTCCAATTTGTCCTTCACCTGATGGTTTAGAACTTTGAGCTTGGAGTTTTGCTCTTATATCTGCCAGTGTTGCCATAATGTAAGCCTCCTTTGTGTTGCCTAGTGTGTATCACTGTAATGCACATTATATACGCATTACTATTCTTTTGTCAAGAATTATTTTACGCCTGGTTTTATGTATCCACGCCTTTGGGTGTTATTAAGCTCATATAACCTTCTTGGTCACCATACATCTTTTCGAATGTGTCTGGTTCATTGTCATTAATTACTGACATGATTAGCTCCCTTGGCTCTGTGTCTAGATCATCTATAAACTTACCAAGAGTGCCTAGTTTCCCTGCTCTTAATAGTTCTGCGGCTTTCATGAGGTCATTGTAGTCCATGTCATCTTTTCCGTATGATGCCGCTTTTTGAGCAATTTTATCTGCGGCTGGACTTTTTGATACAGGCTCTTTATCCATAAATTCAAAAAGTTCAGTAAGTTTCATCTATACTCCTGCTAACTTTTTGATGCGGTTGATTTCTGTTTGTTTTGGTTTAGAAAAAGCATCTTGATATTCTGATTTTTCAACTTCATCGTCTTCTATTATTAAATTCATATTAGACACATGAGCATTAATCCAAGCTTCAAACTGCTCTGATTCGTCTTTATATTTTCTTTTATACTGTTTGGCTAGCTTACCTTTACCAATTTCTTTGCCCTTGATGTCTTTGAACGCTTTGATGTCTTCTGGAGATTTTCTAACTTCATCTTTGTAAGCATCATCAGTTTTAATTCTTTTCATGTCTTCTAAATATCTATTAGCAAGTTTAATTGCTGTTCCTCTCATTGCTTTTATTTCAGGATTTGGTTTTGAAAATAGTTCGCCTGCCTGTGAAAGTTGACTCTCCATATCAGAAGCAAAATTAACAATTGAATCGTCTTCTGGATTAGCAGATAAAAATCTTGTAGCTATGTCTCTCAGTATAGTCATTAATTTTAAGTCAGTGTCTTTCTGTTGAGATCTTAAATTATTTTGTAGTTCATCATACGAGTCATCTTTTTTCAATATTAACTTATTAGCTGGATTTTGTAACCAACTGTTTACGTAATTTACATAACGTGAGGCAGTTGATGTCTGTTTCATCACATCAGTTCTATCCATTGAATCTTGATCGAACTCAACCACTGGAAGTAATTTAAACGCTTCAATCAAGTCTTCGTCAAATATTTCTTTTGTAAACAGTGACTGCAAGTATTCTAAATTAGTTTCACCTAATGTATTTTGTTTTGTGAAGGATTCTATTGCTGTTTCATATGTGTTGCTGTTTTGTAATTTTGTTAAAAGTTTTTTTGTTTCTTTAATTTTTTCGTAAGCACTGGTGATGTATGGCTCGGTATTTTCATCCACCATTTTCATTCTATTAGCATATTGTGTGAATTTTCTTAATTTGCCTATGTTAGCCACTTGTTCTACAATTGCTTCTCCGATTTCATCATAAGGATTTCCGCCTTTGGCTACATGCATCTGCATCGCCCTAGCTCCATGTAGATAGTTGTAAGGAAAACGGAAGCGTTCTCCTTGACTGTTTTCTATGAAGATTACATCAATGTTTCGTGATCTAGAACCAGGTACTGATTCATCTACCACTTTTGAGTGTCTAATAATCATTTTAGTTTTATCTAATGGGCGATATGTTGTTCTAGTGGTTCCGTGCATTCTATTTTCCTGTACTGTATTTACTTGTGAAATAAAATCAAAATCGTTTTGTTTTAAATCAACTTTTTGTATGTCTGTAGGCTTGAATCCTAAGTTGTGTGTGATAGCAAATTCACGCATAGAACGAGCAAAACTGTACCATGATTCTTGATCTTCTGCTGTAACTGAGTCAGATAGTTCTTTGTTATAAATTAGCCGTAATGTCTCTTCATCAATTGATATTGAAACTGGATAATTGTTCCAGTTAAATTTAAAAAATCTAGCAAGTTGGGGGTCTGTAGTGACTTGCGCGGACTCATCTCCCAAAGTAAGATGTGAATAACGTGATTTAATCTCATCAAATAAATCTTGTGCTACTAGATTCAAGTCCATTGTGTGTATTTATGACATTATAATAGGCATAGGCATAATCAATTCTTCTTCACTATCACGCAGGCGTTCAAATAATTTTTGATCCCAAGCAGAAATAGTAGATGCCATCCTAACTGCTAACAAAGTAGACATCACTAAGTCATCATGTTCGCCTGGTTTTGCTTTGAATGAGTTGCCAGTTGCTACAAAATTTTTTAGTTCTGATATCAAATTTTTTGAATTTACAACCATAGAATCATTCTCAAGCATTTGTTTAAGTTTAGCACAAGCAGACATTTTTGAATTGTGTGTTGTGTTGTATCCTTTACGGAAGCGTCTTACATGCCCTTTTTTAATTGTTTCCGATAAAAATTGTCCAGGTATATTTTCTTCGCCTATGTCAGAAATAGCCACAAGTCCTGCTTCGCCAATTGTGTTATTCTCAATTGAATAATATATTTCAGGCTGAACAATGCCTTTTATCTTAAGATCCTCTGCTATTTGGTCAATTATTTGTTTCAATAATCTTATTTGTCCTTGGATAGGAGTAGAATTGTGTTGCCATTCTGCCACTTGGATCATTGAAGGCAGTTCGAATACTTGTATGGCTCCATAATCTCCTCCTGTGCCAAGAGATGGATCTAAAGACACAATGTATGCTTTGCTTTTCTCAATTTTTTTGTACCACCTTACATGCCCGTGTCTTTCTATAGGTTCGCATCCTTCTAGGTCAGCTAATCTAGTCGCTTTTATTAAGGTTTCATCATATATCAAAAATTCACAATCATGTTCTCGTCTAAATCTTTCTTCACCTATTCTAGCACGTTCTTCTTTTGCCCATTCTTCAGTTCGTTCTGGATGCTCACGCCAGGACGCTTTAAAGGCCGCAAATCCATTTTTTCCAACAGGCATCTCATTGCCATAGTCATCTAATTTTTTATTTGCGTCCTTCCAAATTAAAGCAAATTGATCTTCATCGGAGTTGGGTGTTGATGTGATAATACATTTACCGCCTGTGGCAAGTGTAGGCGCTAGTGAAGTCCAAAACTCTGACGCTTTCGACGGAGGCTGAACAAACGCAAACTCATCACAATATATTACAGAAAGTGACATACCTCTACCAGTATTTTCTGTTGTGGTAGTTGCTTTAATTCTTGAGCCGTTGTCAAACTCTAGTCT